CGCTCATCTATGATCTCGTCTGGATCCTCGCCGATCATATCAGCGATCTGCGAAACGTCGATATCCTCGGCTGGCTGCCCTCTTTTCGGTCCTTGCCACATCTCCGGATGCTTCTTGAGCATCGTGAGCAACCTGAGAAGCCTATCGATCTCTTCCGGATCGAGGCTCGTCATCACGAGATTGACAATCTCGCCGACATCCTTCAGGGGCCTCTCCATCTCCCTGGTTTCTTCCTCTTCACCAGGCAGATCGACCGTGGTCTTCTCTTCTTTCCTTTTCCTAAGCGAGGGATAGATACGCAACAATTCCGGGTCGATGTCAGCCTCAACGAGGACCTGAATCTCCTCGTCAGCTAGAAAATCTCTCAGCCGATCGACCATCTCATCGATGGCGTCGAGATTGGCTAGGTTCTCGAATAGGCCTGGGGGATTCTCGACGTAGACCTCTATTCCAGGCCCCGTGAGGTGAGTCTCTTCCGGAGCTGCGCCATCTAGTTCTAGATGAACTGCCCCATATTCTGGGTCGACCAACCATGTGCTGTAGGGCTCTCCGGGGTGCTCCTGAGGCTCCATAGCCATCGCGTCATTGACGGGGAAGCCCGCCTCCTGGAGCATCCGGACAGCTTCTTGGATCTGCTCTGGGGTAGGTGGTTGGTCAGCCGGGAGGTAATAGAGCGTGGCGAATCCGCAAGCGTCTCCCTTGCCCTCAGTGCTCACCTTTTCGGGCAGACCTTCATGCTTCGTAGAGGCAAATTCCTCAGCAGCTTTTTTGGAGATGCTCTTGGCCACTTTCGCAACCTCGGGGGACGCTGGTTTCTCGCCTTTCTGCGCGGCGTGAACCATCCCCATGAACCTCTGCTGCTTCTTGGATTTAGCTGGCATAAAATTTTCCCGCCAGTGTCGCCTTGAAGATCTCTACCATCTGATGCTCGGCTTCTTCACGAATGTTCTTCGGGGCTTCCTTGCTGACCTTGTGGAGCAGCCTATCGCGGTTTTCCCGGATAGACAGGTAAGAGCCCTGGACAGAGGGCTCAGCCACAATATCAAATGTAACAAACGTGAAGCCGGGGAGTACCTGGTATACCTGGTTCCCCTCATGGATAATGGTCTCCATATCGCCGACGCCGCGAGAGGAGATGCCCAACTGGACATTGCTCTCGACAAGCGCCCTGGCGATGGCACCCATGGGGGTCTTCTCGAGGATCTCCATCTCACCATAGACTGCTGCATTTTCCATGTAGAGGCTGGTGAGAAGGTGGGAGACCCTGTCGAGGTGGATCTTGGCGTCAGGTGGGTGGTCAAACTCGCCCATCACCCTGCGGGATGAGATGTCCTTCTGGATCTCCTTGACGGCGCTCTCGAGCACCGGTAAAGGATAGATTCTGCCATTGGCATTGGGCCGATCTGCAAACTGGAATTGCCCTCCCAGTTTTAGTATGGCCCCGAGAGTCTTATCCTCCGCTAGGGTGTTGATGAGCTTGAGGGGCATGGTGTCTTGAAGAAGTGTATGACACCCAATGTCCCCCGTTTTCATCGCCGTTAAACGGCTTACACAACCGCCTTCACACTGGCGACAAATAGGCATTGTCACCTCCTAGAGTTCTTCGGCGGCCTCTTCAGCTTCTTCGGCTTCTTCTTCAGCCTCCCCAGCGGCTTCTTCGGCCTCCTCTGCTTCTTCCTCGGCCTCTTCAGCCGCTTCTGCAGCCTCTCCGCCAAATGGCGGAGGTACGGGTGCAATCTCGCCCTCGCCGCCTTCCATGTCTTGCATGGCACCGACCACGGAGTCGATCACGTCGTCGATCTTCTCGTCGGTCGAGAGCATCACGGCGACGGCCTCACTCAGATCACCCTCGCCTCCCTCTCCCTCGCTGATGGAGGATTTCTTGTAGCCAATCGGCTTAAGACCCTTGGAGGCGAATTTGTATTGGGCTTCGAGGACGGCTTTGAAGTCATCGAGGTCGAGATTGTCGATGATCTCGACAGACTCCTTGAGGGATTCGTCCTTCTCTGCGGCTTCCTTGAGCTTCTTGATGGCTTCGTCGATAGCTTCGAGTGTGGCCTCTTCTCCCAAGAAGGGCTTCAGCAACTCAAGGACATCTCCGTAAGTCGTCTTCTTGTCCGAGACGTAATACCCCTCAACCAGCTGGACCTTCTCGGCCAGCGATTCGTCCTCTTTGGCCGCTTCCTTCAGTTTGACGATCGCCTTGGCGATGGTCTCGGCGGTCAGTTCTTTGCTTTCGATGTAAGGCTTGAGGATCTCGGCGACGTCCTTGCTTTCCTTCTTCAGGAATTCGGGCTTGTCGTCGTCACCCTTGTCCTCGGGCTTATCTTCGGGCTTGTCGTCGCCCTCATCTTCCGGTTTCTCCTCCCCACCCTTCTTCTTCCACTGCTTCTTGAAGGCTTCGGGGACCTCACCCTCGGCAACCGTCTTCTTGCCCTTGGTACTCACACCACCCTTAACCTTGGGCGAGACGCTGCTGAGCTTGTCTCCCTGATCGCCGGACTTCAATTCACCGGCCAGCTTTTCATCGAGGCTCTGAAGCCAACCACTGCCCTTGAGCTGCTTGCCGGTTCCAGGTTTCACCTTCTCGGGAGCCCCAACACTCTCAGCCACGCCCTTGCCTTCCGGGCGTCCCATCTCGGCTCCGCCCGTGCTGGGCTTGCCAGCATCGGGGTCGTCCTCGTTTCCATCGGGAAGGCCCGCATCCCCAAGACCCTTAGCCTGGAGACCCTTCCCGGGCTGATCCATCCTCGGGTTCTCACCACCCGGCGAGAAATCTGCATCCGAGGTGCCCTTGGCCGGAACGCCCTTTCCGGAGGGCTTACCCATCTTGGGGTCGCCCTTGGCGGCGCTGCCTTTCCCAGCCGCCCCAGGCTCGCTGCCGCTCTTGGCTGCAACGCCGGTCCCTGTCGGACTATCCATCTTGGCCCCGTACTCTTCGTTGATCTCGACGTCGCCGCCGACATCCATCCCGGCATAGGGGTCTTCGACGATGGCATCGTCGCTCACCACGTCATCTCCGGTCTCGACCATGGTCTTCCGGAGGTTTTCGAACTCCTCCCTGAGATCATTGCTGTCTAGGGCCTCGCACCGTTTGATGTACCGGGCGAACTGCTCGTTGCAGTCGTCAAAGCCGTCTTCCTTGAGGAAGATATGACCTTCAAGTTTCCAGGCCTCCAGTTCCCCCTGGAGCTGTGCCACGGTCATGTCTTCGATCACCGTGACGTCTTTCTTCTCCTTACCCTCTGGGAGAGGCGGCTCTTCGGGAAGCTCTTCCTCTTCCTCAGGCGGAAGTTCCTCTTCTTCCGGCCCTGGCTCTTCCGGACCGGCGGGGAGGCTCACGGCAGGACCCTTGGGCTCTTCGGGAGCACCAGAGGGAATCGGCTCTTCCATCCCGGGCATCTCGCTGAAGTTCTCCAGCGTCACGATCCTGTCCACCAGGGTGTCCGGAATGCTGCAGAGGAGCTGCTCGGCTTCCATGATGGTGTCCGTGCTAGGCTCCGGCTCTTCCAGCTCGGCGACCATCGTCTCGACCTGTGAGGCCAACTCCTCTTTCCCCTCCATCTTGGTGAGAATAGAGTTGATCACCTTGAGGGTCGTGAGGTATGCCTTGGCCCGCGCCGACTGCACGTCGAGCCCCTCGTTAAAGACCGTGCCGAGGAACTTGTCATAATCCTCGATGAAGTTCTCGGACGATTCCAGGAGCTTGATGTTGTGGAGAAGTTCGGAATTCTCAGCCTTGAGCGCCGTCTTCTCCCAGGACTCGCAGATCTCCGCCATGTTCACCTTGGCGTTCGTGCGGTGCATCAGCGTAGCGACGTCTTCCGCAAGAATGGCGTTGAATTGGCCCTTGGCAGCGAGAGCATTCTCGACCAGCACCCTCGTTTCCTCGGCGGTGAGCATACTGAATTCCTGATTCTCTTTCAGGAATTTGGCCGTGAGCTGGATCGCTTCTTTGATCTCTCCCTTCGACACCATTCCGGCGGTATTGGCTGCGAGTTTGCGGAACGTGTCTGAACGCCACGCACCTTCGGCGACGGATTTCATATAGTTGGCAACCAGCCTGCGCCTAGTCATCTCGTTGATGGGGATGTCGAACTTGATGTTGTCCTCTGGGAATTCCCCATGGATGACCTTGCCGGAGTCATCGAGTTCAACGAACTCAGAGACCGCCTCACAGAAGGCCTCTGTGATGGCTGGGATATTGTATGTGGTGATTTCCTCGCGCTCGACAGCAACGCGATGGGCGCTACCGTCTCTCGTCGTTACCCAGCCACTCTCAGGGATGACTGATCCCCTGAACCTCTGAACCTCGATAACTCTGAAGGCCTTCTCGGCCTCTTTGAAGTTATCTGTGGCCAGGTTCTCCACGAGGTCGATGCAGTGCTTCTCGAAGGATTCAGACTTCTGCTCATCGACGATCTTGATCGGCTTGATGTTGCCGATATCGATCTTGCCTCTTGGCTTCTTTGTGATATCGGCTGCGTAATATTGGTTGGTGTCCAGATCTTCGAAGATGAGAGAATTGGCATCCAATGCCGTCAGCCGATAATTCTTACCAGCTGCCTTGCCCATGCGAGCGATAGACTCTTCGAAGAAGACGACCTTCGACTGCGCTGAGGAGTTTAGCGCACGCAGAAACTTCCTAGCATCCATAACTGCGAATGCCGGAGATGCTTTCTGATCTGTGCCTGGCATACCTTTATCTCCTATTCAAAATGGATTTATCTAGTCTATATTTGCTGGAATTAGCCTTTCTGGCTCCGGTTGGGTTGAAATTAGTAACTGTTCGGTTGATCTCTTAGCATCCTCCCATTCTTCCTTTGGGACTGCCGTTTCAATGAGGAGAACTTCGTTATCCGGACCTTTCCTTAGACCGTCAAGCTCATTGTTATTCAACATGTACTCGAAGTTGGAATTTAATAATTCCTTCTTCTTCCGCACTCTACCGTTACCATGCGTGAATAGAGCCTCGGTCAGTAAGCGTTCAAGGTTATAATCGTATCCTTCAAGTGGAGGAGGCCCACCTCCCTCTTCACCCTCAATCTCTCCGAGCGCAGCAGCTTCCTCCGCTGCTTGCGCTTTCTTCTCCTGGACTTCCTCGATCTCGTCATCGGTCATGTCCGTAAATCTGCGCAGGATCCATTCGTCCGGGAACAATTCCGTACCCTTCAAGGCATCAATCACGTCGGCCCTCGAGGACCAAGTCTCGATCCTGTACAGTTCATCGATGGCGGAGCTGGCCGTCATGGAGAGCGAGAATGATTTAATATCCCTTTCGGAATAGCCCTTCAAGGCCAAGTGCACCACGGCGACCTTCTTTAGTCCCATGATGACTTCTCGCTGTACCCACTGAACAGCTTTCGCAAACTCCGGGGCGACTTGTGCCAGCGCTTTCGAATCATTCTCTCCGGGCTCGCCAATTCCAACCCTGCTGAACGGGATCTTGAGCCCGGATATCATCTTCTTTTTGAAATATTCGATATCTGCGATCTGGTCGAGATTCTCAGCACCTGGGAGAGTATCAACCTTTGGACCCGTGCCGTCCGGCCTTTGCGGGAGCCAGAAGTCGTCTTCCTGAATAAGCGGATGCCATCTCTCATTCACGTCTCCCGTGGCAGGGTCAAAGAATCTCTTCTTCTTAAACCTGCTAGCGATCCTTTCGATATAGTTTGGCACTTCGTGGGTCGGGATCTGACCGACAGGGATTGTGAAGATGCGCTTTTCCGGTGCACGTGTAAGACGGTAAATGATCGCAGCATCTTCCATCAGCCGGAGCTGTTTGAAGTGTTTGCGGGATCCGTTCAGAATGCTGCGGCCATATGGATGGAAAATATTCTCATATGATGTCAATCTCATATGGGTGACTTGCCACGGATGGAAGAATTCCGGCGCAGCAGCCAATTCATCCTGATAGAAGAATCCGATGAGGTCACCGTATTTGGTCTGAACTCTCGTGAAATTGTAGACGTTCATGAACCGCAAACTTGCCACACCGTCGCGGTTCTTGGTTGTGATAATCTCGGCTGGAAAATCACCATATTTGCACAGATACCGGATGAGAGGCCGCACGGTATTATCGGTCAGAAGAATGTCATAGAGAAGGTCTTCCACTTCCTGCTTTACAGTCTTGGAAGAGGCCTTCACCATAATAGAATGCTTCGTCTCAGGATCGATAAGCGAGGCTTCATCCGCATAGAGATCTAAAGCGAGTGAGATCTCACCCACTTCATCCATCTGATCATAGTCTTTATAGCGTTCGAGCCTATTGATATGCAAATTAGTCTGTTCGAGAAGTTGGTGCTGAGAGGATAAGTTTATGAAATCGCCCGAGGCGATGAGCTTGTCGATAGAAGATTGGTCCGTGAAGAGATTGTCTGCACGGTGGTAGTTGATGGCCTTGAAGTAGGCCCGTATCCTATCGAATAGTTGAAAGCTCATTTTCCCCTCTACTTCTTGGGTCTTCTAGGCCAGTCAAGTTTATTCCTCTTAAACTTCACTGTCCTAACATTATTTTTGGCCTTGTTGCTTATGGCAATCCCACCCATCTGATCCTGAAATTTGCGAACTTCTTCATCGACATTTACCCTATTGGTCGGAAGTTCGCTACTCATCCCCACTGGCATCAGCAGATCTCTGGCACCACCCGCCGCTATCATCTTGTCGTAAGCAGCTGGTTCCCTCGGGCCTGACAGCGGCACGTCCATGTTATGGAATGGTATGAGATTATGGCTTCCTCTCCTGATCGCGTCAGGAATGGCGACGAGCGCCAATCCAGTGCCGATCATGAGGTCGTCATTGTTCCCAGGGCCAGGCTCCGCTCCGGTTTTCTTAGGAGTGAGCTGGACATAGATCATCGCTTCCTTATAGAATCGACTCGAGTAGACGGTATAACCACCTTCACCGAGCCCGTCAATGAGGGCCTTGTTGAGCCAATCCTTGCTTACGCCAGTGGTGGAAAAGCCGAGTTTGCCTTCCTTTAGTTTGAGATCGGTCCTTTTCCGCCTACTCCTGTACATGTTCGGGTACGCCAGGTCGTAGTGCAATTCGTGGCAGGTTGCCTCACCAATTCCAGTATTTTCGACCACGGCTATTGCATTATTATACCACCTACCTACGTAATCGATCATCTTCGCGAAGATTTTCGGCCTGACCCTTACTTTTAACTCTGCTACCTGCTCTCCTTCGTTCAGGTCGAAGACTTCAATTGCGCTAAAGTCATCTCCCTCACCAGTCGCCGTATCGCAGCCCATAACGTACTGATGCGGCGGCTCGATCATTTCCTCGCCATCCATCTTCCCCCGGATCGGCTCCGCCCATACCCACAGATCATTGTCGAAATTGAGGATCTCCCGTTCGCCCGTGACCGGATTGACATAGTCTGCTTCGCCCACGGTCTGGTATTCATCACCATGCTGATCAACAGAATTCTTTATGATGGTTAAGGTCTGCCTGGAGAGCACGGTGTTTCCGGTACCGATAAAATCAGCCAGGACTTCCTGCCTGAATTTGCTGTCATTTCCTTTCTCGGTCAGGCCCCTGTATTCTCTTTCCAACCATGGGCTCCAATAAGGCCCGTACTTCTCCATCTCTTCAGCCGTCTTACAAGGCCTGATGTCTTTGGTGGGCGCTAAGACCACATTCTTCTTGGCCAGCTCGTCGTGATACTTGATCTTCCAGGTCATATCCCACCAATCTATTATGATGGGATTAAAATCGTTTTCACCGGTTGCGGCGTCTGACCAAAACCGCCAGTACCAATTACCGACACCGTTTGTAGTCGAGATTACGATAATCGACCCACCATGCTGAAGCGTATTATGTGAAACCATCCCATTCGCGAGATATGTGTTGTTTTCTGGTACCGATAAATCGAAAAGATCGGCAGAACCATCATAAGTTTGTTCAACAGTATCAAAAAAGAAACCATTCCTAACATAATTAGACAACCGATCATCTAAACCCAATTCATCAGACAGCTCTCTAACCAGCCGCACTTTTACCTTGCCATTTCTGCGAATCCTATATAGATTCCACTTCCTGGCATCCTGACATTCTCTGAACGTCTTGGAATTTAACATCTTTCTGATGGCCATAGAAGCAAATTCGCGCACAAGCACGGGATGGTTTATGACAAAATGCTCGTTAGAATTATCAAAGGTGTCTAATGGCTTCTGTTTCCTTGGCGTAGTAAATCCTATTAATTCGCGATATTTTATTTTGCTATCGGCATCATAAACATCTACTCTCCAATACGGCTCGCTACTATAGCGCCCTGGTTTATGGTCGGCCACCATCTTACGTCTGGCCACCACACCAATAGAATGCAATGCAACCTGTACCTGCTCAGCAAGTTTCTTGGAAGAGCTTGAAAACCCAAGTTTAAGATTAGTAGATGATTGATAACACCACCCATCAGCATCAAATAATCCCCGCAGGAAAGCACACAACACATCTTTGTCAGACTGCAAAACGATAGGTGGTATTTCAGCATCTTGTGGGCAAGTTTTGCTATTCAGCTTGTTATTTACCATGATATCAGCAAATGCGGCTGAGTTTAATCTCAAATTTTCTGTTGATCTTTCTGATTCGCAATATGCTTGTGTGTCTAGACCTAATGGAATCGAATTAAATCGTTCAACAACATTGTCCCGTGCTTCTTTATCCTGTGGATCAAACACAATTTTGAAGCGTTTTGGCCTATCTAAACTAAGGCTGCCATCACCAATATATAACCCAATTATTTCGGCAAGATCCGGTGTTAACTCTATACCTTCTCTCAGATATCGCCTCTTACCAGCAAAATTGCCTGGCAGGCTTACCACAATATCGCCGCTCACAAGCTTGTCTAATTGCTCCCAAACATAATTGCCATCTA